CTTTCCTTTTTGCGAAAGTTAAAACTTTTTACCCACTTTTAGTTTTATATCCAAGGAGAATTGATATTTTATGGCTAAATCCAAAAAGAAGTACGAACTTACCGAAATTATTCCGCTATTATCCGAAGATTCGTTGAAGGTAGCTGGTGGCATGATTGAAGATGCTTTGTTCATGCAAGATCAACTTAAATTGCTACGAGAGACAATCAAGGAAGAAGGTGTTTCCGAAAATTATCAGTATGGAAGCAAACAAACGGCAGCTATGACAAGTTATTTGCAGATTCAAAAGCAATACGGAGTTATTATCCGTTATTTGACCGACCTTCTTCCCAAGGAAACGAAGAACTCCGGCACCAACGAAGTTCTTGAATTTATCGGAATGGCAAAATGATAGAGTTTGAAAAATATTTCGGCGGAATATTAGACGGAAAGATTGTCGCTTGTGACAAGATGAAGAGAATCTCCGAAATTCTCATTGACCGCTATTTAGCGCCTGACGAGTTTCACTTTGACGGAAGCATTGCGAAGCATCACACAGATTTCATTGAAAGATTCTGCAAACAACCAAGCGGAAACCTTGGCGAACCTTTAAGACTTCAACTGTTCCAAAAGGCAAGGCTCCAAGCCTTGTTTGGTTTCGTGGATGACAACAATCTCCGGCAGTATAACGAGTGTTTAATTATCGAAGGGCGAAAGAACGGCAAGACAACCGAGACTTCGGCGGTGGCTCTTGATTTACTGATGAATGACGGCGAAGGTTCTCCGCAGATTTACAATCTTGCGACTATGCTTGACCAAGCGAAACTTGGATTTACGGCAACATATAAAATGGTTGTCCAATCTCCGCAATTATCTCCGTTGGTCAAAAAACGAGTTGCAGACCTTTACTTCTCCAAGAACATGGGATTCATTAAGGCTTTGGCGAGTAATTCCAATAGTCTTGACGGCTTGGACACTCACGCAGCTACGATTGACGAACTTTCGGCGATAAAGGATAGAGATTTGTACGATTTAATAAAACAATCAATGGGAGCGAGAAAACAACCGCTCCTTTTTTGTATATCAACAAACGGATATGTAAGGGAAGGGATATTTGATGCACAGTACGAATATGCAACGAATGTCTTAAACGGAATCGCAAAGAATCCGAGATTCCTTCCATTTATTTACGAACTCGACAATCCTGACGAGTGGACAGACGAGAATGCTTGGATAAAAGCAAATCCTGGCATTGATACCATAAAATCAAGAACCTATCTTCGAGAAATGGTACAAAAGGCAAAGGATGATGCTTCTTTCAAACCGACAGTTCTTGTCAAAGACTTCAATGTTCCGCAAAGCGGTTCTTCCACTTGGCTTCCTTTTGAATGGATTGTCAACGAGTCCAAATACACAATGGAAGAGATTTCTCATAGTTATGCGATTGGCGGTTGTGACCTTTCATCCGTTTATGATCTGACTTGCGCCACACTTCTCATACAGAAGCCGAACCGAGACGAATTGTTTGTTCTTCAAAAGTATTTCATACCGCAGAAGAAGATTGACGAGTTCATGGGAGCGGATGTCAAACAAGTTCCATATAAGTTATGGCAAGAGCAAGGGTGGATTGATATAAACGAAGGCGCACAAGTCGATTATTCCAAAGTCACGGAATGGTTTGTTCGAATGGTTCGAGAATATGACATCCGACCGCTTTGGATATGCTATGACCGAGCATTAGCCGGATATTGGCAAGAAGAAATGATTGCGCAAGGCTTCGAAATGGAAAAGACGGCACAAGGAGCATTCACTTGGAGTCAACCCATGAAAATGCTCGGATGCGACTTGCAAGAACATAGAATCAACTACAACAACAACCCTATTTTGCGTTGGTGTTTAGCAAACACAGGAGTAAAGTCTTTGAATAAAGACGGAATTGAGTCAATTCAACCTGTGAAAATACACAAAGACCGAAGAATTGACGGAATGGTTTCACTTCTCAATGCTTATGTAGGTTATACAAAGCACAGAGAAGAATATCTTCCTTATGTTCGTTAGTAGGAGTGAGAAATGAGAGAAAGACGAAGTATTCTTGATTTGTTTCGACCTATCAAGAAAGACCAAACCCAAACTTACACACAGTTCAAGGAACTGAACAACTTCAAGTCCTATTTTGGGACTTTCGGTTCGGACATTTATCAAAGTGATGATGTAAGAGCCTGTATTCGAGCATTATCCGAACACACAAGCAAGGCGAATCCAAGATGCACGGATAAGAGAATCGAGAGATTACTCGCTTTAAGACCAAATAAATATATGAACGGAAAAGATATGTTGGCAAAGTTGCGAAATATCCTTGAAGTTAAGAACACGGCTTTTCTTTACATAGAAAGAGATGATCTGAACAGAGTTATTGGCTTCTATCCTGTACCCTATTCGACTTGTACGGCGGTTCAGTACAAAGAAAGGCTCTTCATTCAGTTTAATTTTAACGGAACGGCAACGAACCAACTGTTTATTCCTTGGGAAGACTTGGCGGTCATTCGAAACGATTATCTCAATTCGGATATTTACGGAGAAAGCAATGCTCCTTTGCTTGGGACTTTGGATGTTATCGGAACTTTGGACAAGGGAGCTGCAAATGCGGTCAAGTCAACCGCAAACCTTCGTGGAATCTTAAAGTCGACTAAAGCAATGCTTTCGCCGGATGATGTTAAAAAACAGAAAGAAACCTTCGTCAAAGACTACATGAACATAGACAACGAAGGCGGAATTGCTTCGATTGACTCAACACAAGAGTTCATCCCTATACAGATGAAACCGACAACAGCTTCGGCAGAAGAAGCGAACGCATATAGAGACAAGGTTTATAAATATTTCGGAGTCAATGAAAAAATCGTGATGTCCAAATATACCGAGTCGGAATATGATGCGTTTTACGAATCAAGAATCGAGCCGTTTTTGGTTGCTTTGAGTTTGGAACTTACAAGGAAAATCTTCACAGAAAGAGAAATCGGCTTCGGAAATGAAGTTTGGTTTGAGTCCAATCGCTTACAGTATGCAAGTGCAAAAACTAAAATCTCAATGGTTTCGCTTGTCGACCGTGGCTTGATGACTCCGAACGAATACAGAGAATTATTCAACATGAGTCCATACGAAGGCGGAGACGAGTTCATCTTGAGACTTGATACATCCAAGACAGGCGATACGACAAACGAAGTCGGCAGACCAAAGGAAGGAGACGAAGAAGATGTATAGAGAAAACAGAGAATACAGAAGTTTCCCTATGGTGGAAACGAGAAAGGAAGGCAACGAGCCTTCTTTTTTAGTTGAAGGATACGCAACAAACTTCAACGAATATGTCTTATTTGAAGAAGACGGAATCGAGTACAAAGAGCGAATTGATGAAAAAGCCTTTGAAGGTTGCGACATGACAGATGTCATCTTCTTAAAAGACCATGAAGGAACAGTATTCGCAAGAACCAAGAACGGAACTTTGGAACTCGAAGTCAATGAGAATGGCTTATTCACAAGAGCCGATTTGAGCAAGACTTCCGCTTCGAGAGAAATGTTTGAAGAGATAGACACAGGGATGTACTCCCAAATGTCTTTCGCATTTACTGTCGAAGATGAAGAATACAACACGAAAGAACACCTTCGAACAATCAAGAAATTCAAAAAGATTTTTGATGTTTCGGCGGTGGGATTTCCGGCTAATCCAACCACAGAAATTTCAGTTGCGACTCGATCTCGGTTTGACGGATTTATCGAACAGGAGAAAGCGGAGAGACTTGCAAGAGAGCAAGAGATTTCTTTGGCAAGAGCCAAATACAACTATATGAAGGAGAAAAGAAATGGCAGAGATTAAAGAAATGTCAATCGAAGAAGTTGAAGCAAGAAGCGCAGAACTCGATTCCATGGTTGAGACTTCCGAGAACACGGAAGAAATCGAGAAAGCCACAGAAGAGAGAGCATTGCTCAACGAACGCAAGGCAGAACTTAAAGACCTTGAAGAGCGCAAGGCTTTAAGCGAAGAACTCAACAAAGGCGCAATGCCTGAAATAATCGAAGAACGAAAGGAAGAAAGAAAAATGAAAGACATCAAAGAATTTAGAAATTCCGCAGAGTATGTAAACGCATACGCAGAGTACATCAAATCAGGTAATGACGAAGAAGTAAGAAGCCTTCTTACACAGAATGTTGGCGAAGCCGGAACAATCGCAGTTCCTGATGCAGTTTATGACATTGTTAAGACCGCATGGGAAAAGAGCAACATCATGGCTCTTGTTAAGAAAATTTCAGTTGCCGGAAACATGAAGGTTCAGTTCGAGATTAGTGGCGGTGATGCCGTTATCCATGACGAAGGAAGCGGAGCGGTTACAGAAGAAGAACTTTCACTCGGTGTTGTTTCTCTTGTTCCTGTTTCAATCAAGAAATGGATTTCCATTTCGGATGAAGGTTTGGACATGAGAGGACAGGCTTTCCTTAACTACATTTATGATGAATTAACATACAGAATCGCAAAGAAAGCAGAGTCAATCCTTATTGGAAAGATTGCAGCTCTCAACACAACCGCTTCCGAAAATGCTCCTTACGCAAAGAAGGTTAAAGCTGGCGCAGCCGTTGGCACAATCGCACAGGCTCTCGGACAGTTATCCGACGAAGCAACAAACCCTGTTGTTGTTATGAACAAGGCTACATGGAGCGCATTCAAGGCTGCACAGTACGCAAACGGATATGCCGTTGATGTTTTCGAAGGTCTTAATGTTTACTTCACAAGCGCACTTCCGGCTCTTTCAAGTGCTACAGAAAACACAGTTTACGCAATCGTTGGCGACTTTGGAATGGGCGCATTAGCAAACTTCCCTAACGGAGAAACAATTCAGATCAAAGTTGATGACAAGTCAAACATGAAGTCTGACCTTGTTGATGTTCTCGGAAGAGAGTATGTTGCCGTTGAGCCTATCGCTTGTGGCGCATTCGTAAACCTTACCGCTCCCGCCGTTGGATGATAAGGAGAAGCCTATGAGAGTTACTGTCATACGAAACTACACGGATAAGTATGCCGGAATCTCCTACAATGTAGGCGCAAAAGTTGAGTATGCAGATGACAGAGCCAAGGCTCTTGCAGAAAAAGGCTTTGTGGAACTTACAGAAAAGGCGATTAAGGCAGACGAAGTCGAAGTCAAGGTTGCAAAACCTAAAAAGACAACAAAGAAAAAATAAGTCGGAAGGAGCAAGATATGGCAACAATACAAGAAAAAGTCAAACTTGCTCTTCGTATATCTCACAATTTGCTTGATGCAGAAATTTCGGATGTTATTGCTTCGGCTCGTGCGGAACTCAAACGAGCCGGAGTTGACTCCGACAAAGCAGACGGAGATGACGAGATAATCGAAACGGCAATAAAATGTTATGCACTCGCTTATTATGCGAGTGATGTCAAGGATTCCGAGAGATATACGGAATCCTTTAAATATCAATGTGATTGTTTGAGAAAATCGTTTTCACAGGAGTTAGAAAATGTTTGATTCGATTATCACTTTAATGAAAGAAACAAATACAGTAAACGAATACGGAGACACAGTTCAAACATTCACAGAACGAAATGTGTTCGCAGAAGTGAAGTCTATTGGACAAAGCGAATTTTATCAAGCCGAAGCCGTTGGCTTAAAGCCTGAAATCAAGTTCGTGATTGCAGATTTTGCAGACTACCAAGGCGAGAAACAGTTGAAATATACTTCCTTTGGCGGTGTCGAAGAGATTTATACAGTTTTACGAACATACAGAACCAAAATAAACCTTGAAATCGTATGTAAAAGGGGTATTGAATGAGTGCGCCAAAATCGGTTGTCAAATTCAAGAAAGACGGAGTCGAATACACTTCAAATGTTGATGCTTGTCAATATTACATACACGAACTGTCGAGAGCAGCTTTGCGAGATGTAGGAAGGTTCATCCGTAGCAAGTGGAAGGGTGTATATTACACATACTTCAACAAGCATACAGGCAATGCCGGAAAAGCGGTCAACTATCATGTCATGGCTTCAAAATCAACGATTTATCCGAGAGTTGAAGTCGGCTTAAAGTCAGGCAAGGTTGACGGCTTTTACGCATACTTCCAAGAGTTTGGAACGAGTAAACAACCAAAACTCGGTTTATTAACAGGAATGGTTGAAGATAATGTCCAAACGATTATAGAGATTGAGTCACAGTATTTGAGTGCTTTGAACGAAAGCGAATCGGCAGCCCAAGCACTTTGCAACGAAAGCGAGTATACAGACAATGGCGAATGAAACAAGAACAAATGACCTTAAAAAGTTGATAACACAGAAGTTGAAAACCCTGACCAATAATGTTTTTTATGAACAAGCGACAGACAATGCGCTTTATCCACACTTGGTTTTTTCGTTTCGTACGATAGACCTTGGAGACTTATCAAGACAAGATTACATCTTGGAAGTGGATGTTTGGGACAAGGGAACTTCAACTGTCCAAGTGGATGAACTTTCAGATCAAATTGAAGATTTGCTCCACACGGAGAATCTTCCGCAAGAGAATATCTTGCCGACATTCTACACAATCGACCGAAAGTCCATACTTGATTCGGACAAATCAATCAAACACAGACTCATACGATTTCAAATTCAAAACTATGTTAGATAAGGAGAAACAAAATGGCAATAACAAAATATGTTGGTAATGGCGAAGTTATCTCCGGCGATTTCAAGACAGTTAAATGGGTAGGAAAGACAAAGGGCGGAAAGCCTGTCACAATTACTTTGGACAATGCTATCAATATGGGAAATATTGAATGGACATTCGCAGAGAAAAATGATGTTGTTCCTTCCATAGAATTTCAGGCTTGTTATGACAACACGGACTCGGCTTCGGCTTCAAACTATGAGCCTTGGAGTGTCGAGATAGATGATTCTACAACAAGCGGAGCAAGTGAAATTGTTCTCGGCGCCGGAGTGTTCTATGTTGGCTCAGATCAAGTTGCTTTGACTCGTGGCGGTGGTTCTTTCACAGTTGAGAGAGAATATCGTGAAATCAACGCAGACGGCGACCGTGGAGCGGTTAAAGGAAGAGTTGTCATGGAATCTTCAAGAGCGAAACTCGTTATGAATGTATTGACAATGCTCACGAAGTTTACAGACCTTTACACTTCAATAGAAGCAAGTGCATAAGTGAATAAAGGGAGAGTTTCGGCTCTCCCTTTTTATTTTAAGGAGAATTGATATGAGAGAACTTCAAACAAGCGATATTTTCGCATTTATTCGTTTAATCAATAAAACAGGAATCAAAGAAGAACTCAAAGAGAGAGTTCTTGCTATTAACGAAGCCAAAGACATCAACATGGAATCTTTCGGCTATGACATTTTGAGTTTGATGTTGGAAAAGGCTTCCGAACCCAAGGTTGAAAAAGAACTTTATTCATTCTTCGGAAACATCTTCGAGATGAAGGAAGAAGAAGTCAAGACCATGGATGCAATCGAGTTCCTTGAGAATGTGACAAAGGTTGCTTCTATTGAGCGGTGGAGAGATTTTTTTCAATCGGTTGCCAAATTGACGAAATAGAAATCAAAGAATTATTGCTCAAAAGGTATCATTCCTTGGATTTCATCAAGGAAATGGAACTTGACGAGTTTTGCGAATTTCTCATTTTGGCGATTAACAACGAAAAGAAGGACAAAACTTATCTTCAATATGTGGCTTTGTTGCCTTTGCTTATCCAATCAGGAAAATATATGTCCTTTGAACAATTCTTTGATGAGTTCACAGGGGCGAACATTGATTGGCGACCTACAAGCGAAATATTGAAGGAAGTCGAAGAAATAGAAAGAAGAAGAGAAAATGGCGGTTGAATTATTCAAACTTGTCGGCTCGATTTTTATTGATAATGACAAGGCAAACCAATCCTTACAGAAAACAGACGAAAAAGCGAGTTCCTTCGGAGCAACACTCGGCAAGGTCGGAAAAGGTGCGTTACAGTTCGCAACAATAGCTGGTGGCGCAATGCTTACTGTCGGTGGTGCAGCTCTTGGAGTTGCGGACAAAGTTTCCAAGACGGCGGATGAAGTTGACAAGGCTTCCATTCGAATGGGAATTAGTGCGGAATCCTATCAAGAGTTAGCATACGCAGCCGGACAATGCGGAGTCGAGATGTCCACAATGGAACAAGCAGCCAAGAAACTTGAAGGAACTGACCTTTCGTTTGATGATGCAATCAATCAAATCATGTCTCTTGGAACGGCAGAAGAACGAAGCGCAAAAGCAGCCGAACTCTTCGGAGAAAAGGTTGCTTATAATTTGTCGCCTTTAATCGAGCAATCAGGCGAAGAATTTGACGGACTCATCCAAAGAGCGAATGATCTCGGCTTGGTTATGAGCGGAGAAGCGGTCAAAAATGGAGTTGCTTTCGGAGATATGCTTTCGGATATTAAACAGATGATTGGTTCGTTAGCGACAGAACTCGGAACGGCTCTTTTCCCTATTGCAAACGCAATTCTTGAACAAATCATTGGATTTATGCCAACGATTCAAGGCTATATGGCGCAATTAGTTCCGTTTGGGGTGCAGATTGCTTCGGCGGTGCTTCCTGTTCTGTTTTCAGTTTTGGAAGCATTACTCCCTGTGGCAATGCAGATAATTGAACAGATTCTTCCTTTGGCGGTTGAAATCATCAATTCATTATTGCCACTTATCACGGCATTATTGCCTTTGATAGAGCCTATCAGTAGTTTATTGATGACAATTTTAGTTCCTTCGGTTGAACTATTAACCGCAATATTACCCGGCATTATAATGGCATTAACAAATATAATCACGGCGGTTGTTCCGGCTCTTATTTTCGTAATTGAAACAGTTGAAATGACTGTCGGCGAAACTATTGGAGCAATCCTTCGGAACTTGAAGCCTTTCTTTGAAAATGTCATTTCAATATTCAATGGCTTTGCGAAGTTTTTAAGCGGAGTATTCACAGGAAATTGGCGAAAGGCTTGGGAAGGCATCCGAGACATTGCAAAAGGAATCATCAATTCGATTCTGTCTTATATTCAAGCCACTATCAATTCTTGGGTTGATATGTTAAACGCATTGATAAATGGTGCGAAGAAGGTTGCGAACCTGATTCCGGGTGTCAACATGAATATAGGCGAAGCAACAATCCCCAAAGTCAACATTCCTATGTTGGCAGAAGGCGGAGTTGTAGAGCAGAGCGGACAAGCGATTGTCGGCGAAGCCGGAGCAGAACTTTTGACACTTCCAAAGGGAGCGAAAGTCGAGCCTTTGCAGAACACACAGACTTTGACCAAGGAAGATATTACTTCCGCATTTATCGAAGCACTTGAAACAGTAGGATTACAAGTGACAATCAATCCGAACACAAGCAATTTGTTTGATGAGATTGTCAACCAAAATACTATTTATAAGAGAACACATGGCGGTTTATCCGCAATATAAGGAGCAAAAATGGCATATTCAGGTTACAGAATCAAAATAGGCGGAACAATATTCCAAAATAACGATATGGCAAAAGGCTCTTACTCATTCCAAAGAAGTCCGAGAGTGAGCAAAAAATGGGATGATCTGACAGGAATATCACACGAAACATATTTTCCTACGCAGAAAGCAACAATTTCTTTTTCAGTAAGAGAGCATAGAGCGAGTGAGCATCCTACACTCGCAGCTTTCTTCTCAAACCGCTCCGTCACAGTTGAATACTTTGATGACAACATCAATGACTATGTGACAGGAAATTTCCATGTTCAAGATTTCGCTTGGAGTCACATCACAGTTGAAGCAGACGGAGCATTCTATGACAAAACAAAAATCACTTTGAAGGAGTGGTAAATGAGAACTGCCAATCAAGCAACACAGACCGCATGGAATCAAATTGAATATACAAAAGTAAGAGTATATCTGCCGGAACTCGAAATGTCCGTCACAGATGAAAAAATCGGCTCGATTAAATTCAAAGAAGCAATCTCCGACACGGACAATCTCTTCTTTGTTGGTTGTATCGCTTCACAAGTTGATTTGACACTCAATGATTTTGATTTGGACATCCACTTGGATTCTATTGAGATTTACGCACAAAGGGGAAACACAACCGAACTGAAAATCTTCACAGGAAAGATTTACACTTGCGACCTTGACGGCAGAAACAAGACAATGAAGATTGTCGCCTATGATGCCTTATATCGAATCTTCAACGCAGATGTAACGGAATGGTATGACCAGCTTTCACTCCCTATGACCATGAAAGCATATAGAGATGCGTTTTTTGAGCATTTCGGAGTCACACAGAATCAAGTCACTCTTTTAAATGATGATTTTATAGTCAATAGAACAATCGGCGGAGAACAAGGCAATCAGGGAATCCTTGGAAGAGACATCATAAGACCTTTTTGCGAAGCGAACATTGTTTTCGGACATATAGATTATAACGGAAACATGAATTATATCGGTGTCACGAACAACAATAGAACTGTGAGCCTTGCAGAAGTCGACAAGATGACGAAAGCGGACTATTCCACAGAAGAAATCGACAAAGTAATCATCCGCATGGATGAAGAAGACATTGGAGCGGTTTCCGGCTATGGTTCGAACGCATACATCATCCAAGGCAACATGTACTTCTATGGATTGTCGGCTTTGGAACTTCAAGCGGTTGCAGATAAAATTTACAACGAACTTGAAGGCTTTACATTCCAACCTTTGGAGTCGGAGCAGATGTTCAATCCGATTTATGAACTCGGCGACCTTGTCACAGTTCCTGACGGATTCGGCAACACTTATCAAACAATCCTTTTGAATAGATCAACTGATTTACAGAGAGAATCAATCAAGAGTAAAGGTTTGAGCAATTATTCCCAAGCTGCTTCTTATTCAAACAATAGCATTATTGCTTTAATGGGAAAGACAAATCGTCTTTACCGAGATATTGAAGTCACACGCTCCACAATAACGGACGTTGAAAGGGGACTTCAAACCGAAATAGAGCAGACCGCCGAAGGCTTACAAATTCAAATTCAAGACTTACAAAGCCAAATAGACGGCGAAACGGCATACTATGAACGAAAGAGCGGAGCGCCTACACTTTTAAATTATCCATATTGGGACTTTACAACTTCAATCCCTTGTAATAACACAATACGAACCGCTCCGATTTACACGGAGAACATGGGACCGGATGGCGAAGAATATCCTCACTTTACATACACGGAAACCGACCGCAAGAATCACAGAAGCGATTTATGTTTTGCGAACGATACCAATATCGCTTATCGTTTTGTATTAGAAAATGGGGTGTGGTTTTGGAAAGAAATCGCAGATTCGGAATACACGCAAGTTTTATCAAGACTCGCAACACTTGAAGCAACAGCAGAGCAATTAACAAGCGAATATACCGAGATAAGCCTTGACTTGAGCAATAATTATTATACAAAAGTTGAGACAAACTCAAAGATTACACAATCGGCAAGTCAAATTCAAACCACAGTTGCAGCTACATACGCAACGAAAGATACCACAACAAACTTACAATCCCAGATTACTCAACAAGCCGGACAGATTTCCGCAAAGGTTTCTATCAATGGTGGAAATACTTCATCTTTTGCGTGGGCATTGACACCAACAGTTTTTCAGCTTATTTCTCGCAATTCGGTTGTGTTTGAATGTGACCAATATGGAATAAGAATAGAAGGAAACGGCACTTTCACAGGCAATATATATGCAGAAAGTGGAACTATCGGAAATTGGGCAATAACGAATGGCTCAATTACGCACTCACAAGGAAGTAATACTATTACGATTCAATCTGATGGTTCAATCGTAAACAAACAGGGCAACAATATTAAGTATGCTCTTCAGTATGATGGCCACGCAATATTCAAGGATGTTGAAATTGAAGGTTATGCAACATCAGCCACAGTAAATGCTTTAACTGCCAATTTCAATACTTTGAATGCTAAAGCCATTACAACAGATAACTTCTCGGCTCAAAATATCAACGCAAATAAGATAACAGCCGGAACTTTAAGCACAAATCGACTCGATATAAATGGAATTGTTGCTTCATTTAATGGAAAAGCCGTAACCTGTTCAGGTATTTCGGCTGCAAATGCTTACTTTAACAGTTTGTATGTTTTCGAAAACGGAACTCAATACGGATTCCAAAGGAGACAAAGAAATATAAATGGAACAACAATCTATTATTGGGGTTGGTAAAAAAGGGAGAACAAATATGGGAGACAATTTAAAAATTCACAAATTAAGAAACGATTTACAAGACACACTCAATGCTTCACTTCTTCCAATAGAAGTGAAGCGAATGCTTGTGACAGAACTTTTAAACGAAGTCACAAGAGTTATGCAAATAGAACTTTCAAAGGAACTCGAAGCAGAGCAGAGCAAGGAAGGAGAAGAAAATGGCATACAGTAAGCAAACATGGGACACAACCTCTTATGTGAATCCTACAAGAATGAATCATATTGAAGATGGAATTGAATCGGCTTCAACCGCCACAGGAACGGAGTATTCAAGTGGGGTTAGTGTTAAGGATAATCTTGACGGAATAACTATCACAGGCATAACATCAAATACTTATGTTGTAGGCTCTTTTTCCGTTGTTGCTTTTAAGGTGGGAAAACTTGCGGTCATAAACATTAAAGAAATAACTTTCAATGCAAATGTGCCTGATGCCGATTATGTCATTTTAAGAAATTTACCTATTCCCACAACAAACATAGAATTTCCATTGACAAAACTCGGTGGAAGCGGTGATGTTTCAAAACGATTAAGACTTAACACGAAAGGAGAGTTGCAGAATTGGTATTCGGTTTTAAATAGCGGAGAAACACTTTTCGGAACTCTTGTTTATCAAATAGCATAAAGGACAAACCACAAAAAGAACAGTAAAGGCGAGAACAACTTGTGAAACCCAAACCACACATTGTATTTTTGGAACGACAATTATGTAAGCGAAGAAAATTGGTCTGTGTCCGTTATAGTCGGAATGAAAGGCGAGAACAATGGAACGCACAATGATAATACTTAACTTTATAGCGGTGTTGGGGTTTCCGACAGTTTTTGCTATGGTGGCAGCTTTGACGAAAAAAACAAAGAAGTATGCCGAACAAATTAAAACTTTGATGAATGCTCAACAGGCTCAAATGAGAAGCCAATTATTGAAAGACTATTACAAGTACAAGGAAAGGGGTTTTGTCTACGAAGCAGAACTCCAAGATTGGTTGAACCAATATGAAGCATATCATTCTTTGGGTGCTAATGGCATTATGGACAAGCGAAAAGAAACTTTAATGAACATGGAAACAAGAGCAGAGATTGATTGAAAGGAGAATATTATGATTTTACCACAGAAAGCATACGAGATTATTCGTTGGATAGTTATTATCGTGATACCAGCTCTCATCACTCTTTATGGAGTAATTGGGAACACTTTGAACATTCCTTATACGGAAATTGTTTTGACGATTGCCGGAGCGGTTGATGTGTTCTTGGGAACAATCTTCGGAATCTCAAAGATTTCTTACGATAAGAGACAAGGAGAAATAAATGGCTAAAATAATCATGACCGAGAGACAGTATGTCGAAAGGCTTCAGATCATAGCAGAACGCAAGACAAGATATTCCAACAAATATCCTTACAATTTGTTATACATCAATAAAGACGGCAGAACGAGCGGAGATTGTCTCAACACAATTAAGGCTCTTTTGAACGGCTATAATGTTTTTAATAATGCAATTGGATATTACCAAAAGGACTTGTCGAACACAGGAGATGTGACGGAACAAGGACTTTTGAAACAATGCTCCGAAGTGTCTCAAGACTTCTCGAACCTTGGAAGTCATCCCTTGCTCCTTTATATGAAAGGACATGTTGGTTCTTACCTTGGGAAAGAAGTCGGAGAATACAATGTTATTGAATGCACGAAATCTTTTGGCGGTGGTGTTGTTTATTCTTGGGTTGATGCAGACGGAACTCGCCGAAACAAAAAAGGCGGTGTGAAGAACGGCAAATGGACTCATCACGGAAAATTCACTCCGTGGGTTGAATACGAAGTTGAAAAGCCGAAGGAAGAAAAGTCCGGCTCCTATTACTATGTTAAGAGCGGAGACACTCTTTCGAGCATTGCCAAGAAGTTCGGTCTTACAATGGCGGAAATCGCCAAATTGAATCCGCAAATCAAAAACCTGAATGTGATTCATGTCGGAGACAAAATCGTTGTCGAAGTCATTAAAATTGAATATACAGTTAGAAAGGGAGACACACTCTCACAGATAGCAAGAAATCATGGAATGACTTTGAAAGACATCCTTGAATCGAATCCGCAGATTAAGGATGCGAACAAAATTAGCATAGGACAGACTATTCGAGTCAAATGAATTCCCCTTTCCCCTAAATTAGAAAAAGGAGTCATCCGTTTGGGTGGCTCTTTTTTCTTTTGTTAAGTTTTGATTAAGTTTGTTAAGTTTTGATTAACTTTTTAGGCATAGGAGTTTTGAAGCCTGACCACATCTTGACCACATTGACCACAAAAAGCGGTTGAATCGGTAAAATCGGACTAACTTTTTTAAAATCGCTCAAACCCTTGCAAATAGGCGGTGCAACGAGATACAAACAGATACAATCCGATACAATAAAATACACCATTTTAAAAACATTAACTTAATAATCAAATAGCCTTGAAACCCTTGAAAACACAGGGTTTTTATTTTTGAATTGTGCTATTTGTGTGCAAATTGACCACATTTTTTTCAAACACTTCAACCGCTTCTCTTTGCGCCTGATCTGACGGATGCGTGTATGTTTGGAGTGTAATGTTTATATTCGAATGTCCAAGACGGTCTTTTACTATCTTTGGACTTATGCCGGAGTCAATTAAACTTGAAGCATGAGTATGGCGAAGCGAATGGAACTTGAAGCCGTACTTTCGACAGTATCGCTCCATATTGCTCGGCTTTGCGAACATTCCCCATTTCTCCGTCAAGACAAATTCTCGCTCTTCTCCCTTTTCAAAATTGACTTCTCCGTTTGCTATACGATTTTTAATGTAAAATTGTCCGTACTTTACCTTATTTTTTAACTGTTCGGCACGATAGGAGAGCAGAATCTCCGAGAGCGCAGCTCCGAACGGAATGGAACGGACAGAATCTTTCGTTTTGGGTGTTGAAATTCGCCAAGATTTTGCGCTAAATGAAAGAGTTTTATTTATATTGATAATTTTATTGTCGAAGTCAATATCGTCCCAAGAGAGCGCAAATACTTCGCCTATTCGCATTCCTGTGTGAAAGCCTATCATCAAAGCGACATTATACGGAGACTTGATTTCCGAGTAAGCCTTGCGAAGTGTTTCCAAATCCGTGACCTTTGCTTCCTTCGGAGACTCCGAAGAAGGTGTCCGCAGATACGCACAAGGAGAAGAAGAAATAATTCCCAAAGGAACAACCGCATATTTTAATGCTTCGCAGACAATGACTTTTATCAACTTTGCGTAGTTTTGGGAATGAGTCTCAAACACTTGGTTTATGTATTCTTGCATCTTCAAGGGAGTCAGGCTCTTGACTTTGAATGAGCCAAGAGCTGGCTTCAACTTGTTTCTTATAATATTGGAATACAGTTCCGTTGTCTTTGGCTTCCAAGTCGGTTTGCAAGTATCAAACCAAATGTCGAGCAAATCGGAAAAGGAAATCTCGGCATAGTTTATCATCAAACCGCCGTTTTCATAATAAGAAAGTGCTTTCAAGGCTTCTTTCTCGCATTCCTTCTTGGTTTTGAATCCTGACTTTGAGATTTGCTTCCGCTTACCGCCTATTTTGGCAACATCAAAACGATATTCCCAAACATTATTTCTTTTCCTTATCGTCATATTCTTCTCCAAACATATAATTCAAAGTTTTGCCGTAATATTTTGTAAGACGATACAATGTGTCAATATCCGGCAAAGTTTTCCCTTGCTCCCAAGAAGCGACAGTTGTCGGCTTCTTATCAACCAAGTCTCCGACTTCCTTTTGTGTCAAGTTTGCTTCAAGTCGGCACTCGACAAGCCGATTCTGCACTATTTGCCTTATTTCGTAATCGCTCATTTTGAAACTCCTTTCCGTAACATTATAACATAATATCGGCAAAACTACGGAAAAAATGTAGAAAAACACAAAATAAATGTTGACACTACGGAAATTCAGTAGTAATTTATATTTAGGTGCTACGGAAATTCCGTAGCAAAATTTATAAATTGAAACTACGGAAATTCCGTAGGGAAAGGAGAACAATGGGAGAAAAAATCAAGGCTTATCTCGATTCACATGGAATCAAACAGACATTCCTTGCCGAGCAGACAGGACTTTCTTACTCAATCATTTCCGACATTTGTTTAAGGGGAAGGAAAGTGGAAGTCACGGAGTATTTTCGAATCTGCAAGGCTTTGGGTGTTCCGTTTGATTTCTTTTATGAAGAGTAAAAAAGAAACCGCCTGTCGGCAAACAGACGGAATCAAGGAGTTATAGATTTCGAAAAATTTGACTATTCTTCGGTTCTATTTTATCAAACTCCTTCAAAAAAGTAAACGAAAGGAGATTCAAAATGAAATTCAAACACACAGATAAACTCATTCTTTCAGTTCTTGAAACAGTTCCGGCGACAAGGAACTCGGATGCTCTTCTCTATTTAGAAGTGATTGAACGAATCGGAAGGGGAAATTCTCGCAAACCAATAGACGAGATTCTGCTCGGTTTGGAAGAACTCGGACTTCCTTGCTTCGAAACAGTTCGCAGAACAAGACAGAAGATTCAAGCCGACAGAGACGATTTGAGAGCCGTTGGCAAGGTTCAGGACTATCGAGCGGAGCGAGAAATGGAGTTCTCAAAACATTTTGGAGCGAAATGCCATGATGAATAAATTATACAAAGTCTCGGAAGTTGCGGAAATATTGAGAGTCAATAGGAACTGTGTCTATATGCTTATTCACAATAATGAACTCCGAGCCTTCGACATTAACGGCTTAAAAATAGCAGAAGATGATCTGAAAGCCTTTATTTCATCACGGAACGCAAAGTTCGAGACTTTGGGAAAGGAGAAAGAATGAGAGATTTCTTTTTATTATTCATAAATCCAAGATTTTGGGGCGCATATTTAATACTTTTTCTTCCTGTGAACATAGGAATTGTAATGGTGGGAACAGTTTACGCAAAGGAGAAACTAAATGATTACATTCGAAGATTTAAAAAAGGCGAACGATTCAATCGTTACCACAGAAATTAAAGGCAACCAATACGCAGCCGTTTCGCAGAGAATCAAGGCTTTTAGAATGCTCTTTCCAACAGGAATGATTGCGACCGACATTATTTCGAACGAAAACGGAGTTTGCATCATTAAAGCGACAGTTGGATTCTTGAACGAAAACGGAGAAAGACAAGTCCTTGGAACAGGAATTGCCTACGAGAAGGAAAACAGCTCTTTCATCAACAAAACATCATACATAGAGAACTGTGAGACTTCGGCGGTCGGCAGAGCCTTGGGAATGTGCGGACTTGGAATTGACTCGGATGTGGCTTCCGCAGATGAAGTCCAAACGGCAACATTCCAACAAGATTCCTTGAAGCCTATCACGGCAGAAAAACGCAAAGCATTGGAGAAGTCTTGCAAGGATGACGGAATCCCTGTGGGTTATATCTGCGAACTGTATTCGGTATCGGAACTCAAAGAACTGACCGAAGCGAAGTTCGTCAACCTTGTAGGACATTGGGATGAAATGAAAGCGAAATACAATGAACGGAAAGATTCTTGATATTGTTCAAACCTTTGACAAGAAATTCCGAGTGACTTTTGAAGTCGATTCCGTGGATGATCTGAACGGACTTGGCGGACTTCTCTCAATCGTAGTGAAGAAACTCCGTGGAAAGCGGTCACTAAATGCAAATGCTTATTTTCATGTTTTAGTTGGAAAGATAGCAGAAAAGAACCACACTTCGAAAGCATTCACAAAGAATCTTCTCATGGCAAGGTACGGACAGGAAGAAACAATAAACGGCGAAAGATACATCATATCGGCTTTGTCGAGTGTTCCAATGGCAGAAAGGGAAGATATTCACACCAAGGCGATAGGTTACGGACACACGAACGGAAAAGAGTTCATACACTATTGTGTTTTAAGACCAACGCACGAATATGACTCTTACGAAATGTCGGTTTTGATAGACGGAACAGTTGAAGAAGCAAAGGAACTTGGCATTCCGACACTCTCGCCGGATGAAATTAAACACATGGAAAGTCTTTGGAAAGGAGCAAAAAATGACTCATAAAAACAATCAATACTTAAAGAAATTGGCAAAAGAAAAAGGGGTATATCAATGGCAGATAGCGGATGTATTAAAAGTTTCCGAGCCTACACTTGTCAGGTGGATGCGTTATCCGCTTGATAACGAAAAAACAAAAGCATATTTAAATGCGATAGATATTATCGCTTCACAAGGAGAAGCAGATGTTTAGTGCCTTTACTGCGGATTTAGAACATTGCTTCGTTTGTGGCAGACCTTATCCACAAATTCATCACATGATGAACAAATACGATAAGAAAAAAGCCGAGAAATACGGACTTATTCTTCCATTATGTGTAAATCATCACACAGGAGCAGAAGGAGTCCACACCAAACCTGAAAAGATGTTGGCTTGTAGGCAAATGGCACAAAGGAAGTTTGAAGAAGAGCATTCACGAGAAGAATGGCTCTCGGAGTTTGGAAGGAGTTACTTATGAAACAATTATCATTAGACGATTTATTCAAGCCAAACGGCAATATAAGTCCTTGTCCTTATACAGAACAATGCTCAACCTATGGAGTCGGATGCAAAGGCGAATCTTGGTGGTGTAATCAAAAGGGAATCAAGATTGAAAAGACAGTTCCGACCAGCTTTCAAAGTTGCATAGGAAAATGCGAGTTCTGTGATTGGGGAGTGGATGAAATTACTTGCCAATGGAGTGAGAAAAATCCAAGCCGTCACAGATATGGCGGTTGTCAAAACGGCTCTCATTGGTTACCGAATGTGTGGAAGATTCCGAAGTTGTGTGGCGGTTGTAAATGGCATAACGATTTCCATTATCAAGGAGATGACATAGATCATCCGATTGAAGAACCGAACATTTATTGCACAAGACCAAATGGAAGCATAAACAGAATAAAACCCTATAAAGAGTTTGAACAAGACGGCTTCGGTGTCGGAACTTGGCACAGGCAACACGAGTTTGACTCTTGCGAAGGGTGGGAAGCGAGTGAGTATTTTGAGACAGTTTGAAATTGAGCCTACAATGGCAAATTTTACGATTTATGGCAAGTTTCCGACCATTAACGAATATATCAAGGCTTTAAATAATAATCGCTATGTGGGAGCGAATTTGAAGCGAGATTGTGAAGAGTCGGCAATGTGGAGCA